GTCCATGATCCTGTCTTCAAGGTATCCGCGAGCAGCGGCCTGGTTTAAGAAGTATAAGCGGCCTAGGGCCTTATCTTTGATCCGGGGGACTGTAAGAGGTTTTCCTCCTCAGTACTGTACCACCCATCTCTCGAGGACCCCGATCCTTACATGCTCTATAATCCTTCCACCAAAACGGCGAAGAGGGTTCTTTGGATCTACTAAGAAGTTAGCTAGATCTAAGAACTTCACTAAGCCTCTATTAACTAATATCCCAGCAAAGGATATAAGTGAATATTGGTAAGAAGAGATAGGACCCCATTGCGGGCCAACTATAGCTTTGAATGCTCTGAGTGGATGCTTTAGTCCACGACGGGAAACAAAATCCGCCGCAACACTCGCCCTTCCAAACAGTGAGTCGAAAGATCGTATCTGTCGTCAAGAGAAGGCAGAAACCTCCTCATGACCAATAGATGTTCTCTTTGCAAACTCAATAACTGGCCGCTCTGGGGCTACTAGGGATTTTGATACGTTACATTTGACATCGAGATCACCTTCCATTAAAGATAAATAATGGTCGGCTACCTTCTTATCAAAGATAACAATATCATCCCCTAGAACCTCATAATTTTCAAACCATTTATTCTTATTCCCATATATTACAATATTGATATATTGGAGGATTAAATGGTGAGTTAAATTAAGCATAGCTCAAGAAGAATAAGCACCCATAGGCTGTCCTACTGCATATTTCAATTTCTTTTCAACTAAAACAAGAGGTTCTTGTTTTGGAAGAAGATACTCTCTATTAACGAGTAATTCAGCCCACGCTTGCCCATAAGACACTCCAGTGTCATAACCTGAACACTCTATGTGACCGAGTAGCGAATTTAAGATACTAATTTGTAACTTAATCGGTAAACGATCAGTAGCAGCGGAAAGGTCATAACACCAAGAGTGACCATAGTACACAGCCTTTTCCTTAGCACGGAGGAAGCCTATGTCCTGATTATAAGTACTATCATTAGGCAACCGCCTGAAGATATCAAATAATCAGTTATGCAGTGGTTTAAGTACGGACTGAGTCCATACATCAACCATCGCAAAGACACGGACCTTTCCTGCCGCTTCCTTCTTCAAAGCCAATTGCCCCAAGGGTACGCGAGTTATGGTATCACGACCAAACTTCACGTAATCCAAGGGAACGTATGGTTGGCAACCTCTCATCTTCTTCATTAACTGAGTTAATAAGAATCAAAGAGGAAACTGACCATAATTAGCAAATTGGAAGAACTCGTGCCTGTTCACCCAAGAATCAGCATCGACCATAAAGCCTGCTCAAGACTGTACAGCCGAAGGAGAAGATTTGGTGATCTTCTCTAATCCGAGACTTGTCTGAGGTTCAGTAGATTGAATGAACGGTGAGACCAGTTGTTTAGCATTAGCTAACAACCAGGTGCACAATTCGTCCAATCGACCCACCTTACCTCCGTAAGGCTGAGTGATGGTTTCTAACTTTAATTTTCCAGGAATCGAAATAATTCGATAAATG